TAGTATTACCCCCAACCTTTGTGTAAATTACTTTTGTGTAATTTAGGAAAAGTGTGTTTGTTTTTGAAAAAAATAATATTTGTGTAATATATAAAATGACAGATACGCGAAGTCGTGATTGGTGTTTTACTTTAAATAATTATACGGAGGAGGAATATGATGTTATTCATAGTCTCTCTCTATCACAATATAAATATATCGTAGTAGGTAAGGAAGTTGGTGAAAGTGGAACTAACCATTTACAAGGCTACATTTATTTCGTGAATGCGAAATCTATGTCAGCTGTTAAGAAGATGATATCCAAAAGATGTCATTTAGAATCTGCTAAAGGGTCTCCTTTACAAGCTGCAACTTATTGTAAGAAAGACAACAACGACTATTATGAAAATGGGGAGCTACCTGTTATTCAAGGTAAGCGAACTGATTTAGATGAAATAAGAGATATATTAAAACAGACAAATAAAATGAGCGATGTAGTTATGGTAGCGAAATCATATCAGTCTGTAAAAATGGCGGAACAAATATTAAAGTATCACGAAAAACCAAGAATGGAAAAACCATATGTAGAATGGTATTATGGTCCTACTGGAACTGGTAAATCAAAAAAAGCATATGAGGTCTTAAGCGACGAATGCTATACTTGTTTATCAACTGGTAAATGGTTTGATGGGTACGATGCTCACAAAAATGTATTAATTGATGATATGAGAAAAGATTTTATGAAGTTCCACGAACTCTTAAGATTATTAGATAGATACGCTATGCGTGTTGAGTGTAAAGGTGGTACACGCCAGTTTGTTGCTTCGCATATTATCATCACAAGTTGTTATCATCCAAAAGATATGTTTGAAACAAGAGAAGATATACAACAATTATTAAGAAGAATAGATAAAATTGAAAATTTTGAATAAGCTTTTAGGAAAACTATAATGTCAAAAACAAAACAGACACACTCGCTTCGACTCGCCTTGGTGAGTCTGGGCTTGAATTTTTACAGAATACTTTTTGTAAAATCCGTAATTCGTTTATTTAGGAAAAAATAAAATATTACTATATATTATAATGGCCAAGTTTGTTAAGAAACCATATCGTAAAGTTCGCAAGTATGCGAAAAAACCAGTAAAGAAGATGATGAAGACATCAAAATCTTTCGTTAAAAAAGTCCAGAAGATTATCCATAAGGATGTAGAAACTAAAGTAGTAGTTTTCAATTCAAACGCTACCGCATTTAATCAGCAAATTAATTCTACTGGTGATTGTTTAAGGTTATTACCAGATATAGTAAATGGTACATCAGAGAATACAAAAATAGGAAATATTATTCAATTACAAAGTTTAAATATTAGAGGTGTTTTAACTTTTGCTTTAAGTCAAACAGCATCACAAAATGTAAGAATAGGCGTTAGAATGCTTATTTTACGAGCAAAACGATTTAATGATTGGAATCAGTCAGCTACAGATTTTGCTACAAATTATACTAAATTATTAGAAGGTTCAACTTCTGGATTTGATGGTAGTGTTGCCGCATTTAATACTCCTGTTAATCACGATTATTTTTCAGTTGTAGCAGATAAAAGATTTTATATGTCTCAATCTGTTATATTAGCATCTGGTCCTACAATTAATACTAATGAAACTACAAAGTTTATTAATTTTTCAGTTCCTTATAGTCGTAGAAAGTTAACTTACGACCAAGACTTTAGTGGTTTAGCACCAACTAATTATCCATATTTTATGGTTTTAGGATATTCAAAACTTGATGGTTCTGTTGCTGATGGTACAGGAACTACTTATCTTACATTTCAATATACTGCTACTGCTAAATTTGAAGATGCTTAAATATATATTTAGGAAAAAACTATATAAAGATAATATGTTATTCATATTATCCTTAAATTAAGGAAATGGTTGGGGA